GCCGATTGGAGGATCGACGATGAAACAAGATTACAAGCACCCGATCACGCCACCGCCAGAGCTGGTGCAGCAGTGGGCGTCCGAGTGGATGCAACAGCAAAGTCTCAACCGCGACAATTTCATGGCCGCCCGCGCCAGCCAATACGGTGCTGACCAGGAGCTGGAGGCGTGCTGTGAGTGGCTGAAGTTGGAAGGTCACGAGTACGAACATGAAGCACTTCTTGTCGCACGCCGCCCCAAGCCGCCGAGCTTGAAGGAGCAGGCGCTGGTGGCATTACAGGCACTGCAACAGCGGATAACAGATCCCAACATTATCGAACCGCTTCGCCGCGCACTGGAGTCCCTGTCCGATGACTGATTTCCGGGAGCTTTGCGCCCGCATGGCTGATGAGCTGGATCATTACCGGCAGCTCCTGATGGATGACCGACGCGAAACACATGCTTTGGCCACTGAAGCCCGCGCCGCCCTTGCTCAACCCGAGCCGCAAGAACTGAGCGATCTCCGTGCCAGGGTCGAAACGCTGGAGTCCGCGCTGCATAAACACATCATGCAAACCAGCTCCGGCATGGCAGCGGCAAAAGTTTTAGACCTTAGCGACTTACCGCAGTGGACGCCAGAGCAGGTGCAAAAACTACATGATCTACTCGGAACTTACCGGAATCACTTAGGCCTGAACGACTAGACATTCCAACTAATCACATGGACGAACATTACGAATGGGAGTTGGAAGACTCCGCAGGCGAGTGGGCTGCTGGTGGCTCTGCCAACGATCTTGAGTCAGTCCGCAAAGAAGGCTTGCGCTATTTGATGACCTATTCGGAATCTGAGCCGCACAAGCTGATCATTCGCCATCATCAAACCACTACTCTTGTGGAGATGACAGCTCCGTAACGTGACCACTCCAGCGTAACGTCGCTAGGCACAGTAGTCGCTTCCCTTTGTGCTGACTTGGATCTAGACTGCCAGAACGCACCTCTTAGCCATGCCTTACGCACTCCCAGACGGCCGGACCCTTCCCATGGACGCGCCATGGACTTACGAGGGCATCCAATATCCTGCTAACTGGCTGAGACTCAGCACACAGCTTGACCGCGACAAGCTCGGCATCGTGTGGGAACCGGACCCTGAACCATACGATCAGCGGTTCTATTGGGGGCCAGGGCTGCCCAAGGATCACACGCAACTGGTTGAGCAGTGGGTGGCACAGACACGCACCACGGCCAACACGCTGCTGGCCCCCACCGACTGGATCATCATCCGCGAGGCCGACAACGGCAAGGTGGCTGATCCTGTGCTGAAGACCTGGCGTGAGGACATCCGGCTGGCCACTGGCGTCAAGGTGGACGCTATTCGCACAACCGCCGACACCGACGAGTTGGCTGCCTACATTACTGGCGCCAACTACCCCGTGTGGCCTGCTGACCCGTATGCGCCGCAGCCACCAACGCCGATTGCATCAGACGCAGTGAGCGGCGATAGCATGGTTGCATGATCGAGCTGATCGCTGCTGTGGCTGGGGCATCCATCAGCGTGGCTGCGATGGGCGCGATGGGGTTCAGTCGGCGCAACGACGAGGCCAGAGACGCCGTGATCCGTTTGACTGCGGCCGTCGAGCACATTGCCACCCAGCTCGAGGTGCTCCACACCGACATCAAAGAAGACCGCAAGGAGACTTTCTCGCGTCTTAACGGGGTTGAGCAGCGCGTGGCTACCCTTGAGGCACGCCCCCACCGTTGACCATGGACGCGCAAACCGTCGCCGTCATCGCCATCATCCTCGCCGCTGGTAGCGAGATCATCGCGCTGACACCGCTCAAGTCGAATAGCTGGATCCAACTGCTGCTGCAGGCACTGCGGCTGATGTTCCCCAAGCGTGGCTAAAGAACCAATCAGGCTGACCGACCTGTTTCGGTACTACAAACACGGCACGCCGCATCAAATGGCGGCGATCGTTGAACTGGAAGCGGAGCTGTTAAAGGCTGCGCCGGAATTGTTTAACAAAGACCAGGCGTGGTACAAGACATGGCAGCAAGGCGGCAAGCTGCATAACTATGACGCGGCTGCGCAGCTCATCCGCGAGTTCGAGGGCTGCCACCTGTCGGCTTACCCGGATCCGCTGAGCGGTGGCGACCCGTGGACCATTGGCTATGGAACCACTAGATACAGCGACGGGCGCAAGGTGCAACGCGGCGACAAGATCAGCGTTATCGACGCCAACCGGCTGCTGGACTTGGAGATCGAGCGCATCGCCAGCAAACTGCGTAGCACGGTGCCGTACTGGAACGCAATGAGCGGCGACAAGCAATGCGCGCTGATTAGCTTCGCCTACAACCTGGGCTCGGGCTTCTATGGCACCGCTGGGTTCGAGACCATTAGCAAGCGGCTGAAGGCGAAGGAATGGGCCAAGGTGCCAGAGGCGCTGCTGCTGTACCGCAACCCTGGAACGGTCGTAGAAGCTGGTCTGTTGCGCCGCAGGCAGGCGGAAGGAAGGCTATGGGGTATTGAGTCACAAACCGCCAAGCTGAGCCCTAGCAGCCCGTTCTCAGCGCGCATTACACCGCACATCCGCATCGGTGAGTTTGCCCTTGACCAAGAGGCCCGCAGGTTCGACCACCAGCACCAGGTTGATACAGCCGCCGAGCTGGCAGCATTCCTCGAGCGGGCACGTGGCGCATTTGGCGGTAAGCCGGTGGTGATCACCAGCGGGTATCGACCACCAGCAATCAACCGCAGCGTTGGTGGTGCCAGCCAGTCAGAGCACCTCTATAACGCACCCGGCGTCGGCGCGGTGGATTTCTACATCGCAGGCGCTGACATCTACGCCGTGCAGGACTGGTGCGTCAAGCATTGGCCGTATAGCACTGGCTTAGGCGCGCCTAAAGGCTTCGTGCATCTTGGAATACGCCAAGGCAAGCCGCGTCTCACCTGGCCTTATTAGACTCCTGGTGTAAGCCGATACCACGGCATGGCGATCACCACGACGCGGCTGTCGCCAGAGCTGCTAGAGGTACGGATACCGTATCAGAGCAGGCAGGACTCTGCAACGTTCCTGCTTGCATCAGACATCCACCTCGACAACCCAAAATGTGACCGCAAGCTACTGCTGCAGCACCTAGACGAGTGCAAGCAGCGCGGCGGTCGGGCGTTGATGTTTGGTGATGTCATGTGCCTCATGCAGGGCAAAAAAGACAGGCGCGGCAGCAAAGGCGACATTAGGCCCGAGCACCTCGGCGGCAATTACTTTGATCTGGTGTTCCGCGAGTCAGCAGACCTGCTGAAGCCTTACGGCGACATGATCCTGATGATGGGTGACGGCAACCACGAGACTGCTGTGCTCAACAATCAAGAGATCGACCCGCTAGAGAACGTCGTCAGGCTCATGCGCAACGATGGTGCGGTCACCGAGCACATGGGTTATCAAGGCTTTGTGCGGTTTGTGTTTTATCAACCGACCGGCCGCGTGCGACGCTGCACGTTGTTCTTTCATCATGGCGCATGGGGCGGCATCATCACCAAAGGCACCATGGGTGGTGGGCGGTATGCGCAGATCGCGCCGGACGCTGACATCATGATCAACGGCCACAACCACGAACGCAGCATCGTGGCGCACCCGTGCTACCGCATCGCAGAAAACGGTAAGGCATGGATCGAGCAGCGCTGGCATCTGCAGACCGGCACCTACAAACAAGAGTTTGGCGCTACGGGCGGTTGGGCTATTGAGCGCATCGTGATGCCTAAATCGCTCGGTGGCATTTGGATGACGCTGCGGCCACGGGATCGTGGCGGCGTTGACATCACCTGCGAGCCAACGGTATGAGGCAGTACGTCCTAGAGGTTGAGTACACCATTGTCGTCGAATCAGACAACGACGACCCGGAAGCGGTATCAGATGACTTCGTGGCGCGGCTCACTGAGCTAGCGCCGTCCAACGATCACATCCTGGGCTTGTCCGTCCAGGTGCTACCTATCCCTGAGCTTCGTGGATCATCTGATTGATGGCTCAAACCTTATCCCGAAACGCAATGCAAAACATTCATTCAGAAAACAAATATTTGAAGCATGGGGCCATCAATGCGCGTACTGCGGCGTACTGGCTGACACGCTGGACCATGTAAAGCCACGCCATAAAGGTGGCGCTACAGTTGCCAGCAATCTTGTACCGGCGTGCCGGAATTGCAACCGTCGCAAAGGCAGCGAAGAATGGCGTGAATGGTTTAGCCGTCAAGATTCATGGACCGTTGACCGCGTGCTAAAGATTCAGGACTGGTTGATTGATTAAGCATCTGGTGATAAAACACCATCGCTTGCCAATCTTGCGCATGGTCTCTGCACATTCCGTTATAACAAACGCGCCACTTATCGTTGTGCTTTTCTATCGTCGGTTCCAAGGGGTGTACCTGTCAACGGGTTGCTCATTAGCATACGCAGCCGCTTGATGCCACGGCGCTCAAGATCCTGTAATTTGCTTTTGCTGATGTTAAGATCCCGCTCCAGCTCTGCCCAGGTGATAGGTTTGCTGATAAGCCGTGCGCGTAATACTTGCTGCGTGATGTCATCAAGGTATTTGTTAAAGTATTCCATCATCTCCTGTATTTCTTGCCTTGTTTCTTCTTTTGTAAATGCAGGGTCAGCAATCATGTCAACAATTACATTGCTTTCAGTGTCTGCAATATGCGCATCAAGGCTGGTGACGCGGTAAGACTGCTTTAGTAGCATGGATAAATCTTCAACGCCGACGCTGATCTGGTCTGCAATTTCAGTCATCGACGGCGTGCGACCTAGCTCATGACCTAGTTGCTGCGCGACACGGCCAACCTTGAATAGCATTTCATGGACACTGACCGGCAGTTTGATAACCGGGTCATATGTCACCAGCGCTCGTGTAATAGCCTGCCGGATCCACCAGTAGGCATAGGTTGAGAACTTGTAGCCTCTGCTCGGGTCGAACAGGTCAACCGCACGCGACAGGCCGATATTACCCTCTTGGATCAGGTCGATAAACTCAAGCGTCTTATGGCTGCGTTTGTCGTATTTGCGTGCTACATGGACCACAAGCTGCAGGTTGGACTGGATGAACCGCTGCCTGGCGCGGTCACCGCTGCGCAGCTCGCGGCGTTCGTCAGTCGTTAGCGCACGGTCTAGTTGCTTCAGTTCACGCCATCGTTGCACGCGTCTGCCGAGTTGTATTTCTTGCTGCGGTGTCAACAGTGGATATTTAGCGATACTGTTCAGGTAGTCCTTGACATAATCAGCCATGATGAGACCGTTGGTTCACACAATAGAAGCACAGTTCCACGGTGCTGCCAACGCGCAGGTGCTGCGGGAGCTGCATGAACGCGGCGACTGGAATGGGTTGTTGGAGTATGCACTGCTGCTGGCTGAGCAAGAAGCCAGCCAACGATCGCAGATTAAGTGGTTGGCTGGTGAGGCAATGCGTTCATGCAGCGTTGAACCGTGGCATCTGGCTGCGGCCAATGAACTGCTTGCTGGCGGCCACTAGCTTGTCGTTGTTGTAATGGCCGACTGCTGCATAGCTCAATGCAGGGCGTTGGCTCATGCGGAAAAAGACCATCTGTCCAATCTTCAAGCCTGGATACACCGGCAGCGGCTGCAGTTGGCGTGCGTTCTTTAGCTCAAGCGTCAGCGCACTGCCGTGCCAGCCTGGGTCGGCGTAACCAGCGTGCAGGTTTTCGTAGCCCTCACGGGCGCGGCTGGACTTAAGGAAAAACAACCCGGCGATGTCCTCAGGCATTGAGAACGTCTCTATGGTCTGCGCAAGGATGAATTGCCCTGGCACCAACTCATACGGATGGTCGGACGTGTAGTCCTTAATCGACAGCGGAATCATCTGATGCGATTCGACTGATTCAAGCATGATCAGTTCGCCTAGTCGCAGGTCCAAGCTGGCGGGATTGATCAGTTCCGGCTGGTGATGTTGCACCATGCCTTGCTCGATAAGGTCATGGATCTCGGTGTCGCACAGAATCATGGGTCCAGGTGATGAGGTGATTGGGTAAAAATTGCTCTTGAGGCTGAAACGTGTACCAGCGATGACCGCAGGCTTTGCATTTGCGACGGCGGTAAATCGTAC